TACATCACGCATAGAGGTAGGCCAACCTATTTGATCTAAAATCTGGTTAATGCGTGTGCCGGATAAGTCGCCCGCGGTAGCCCCTGTTACTGTAGCTATTTGTGCATTTTGGGCAAGTCTAAACGCATCTACCGCCGTTATTGTGGTATAAACAACGTCTAACGCATTTTTAGGGGTAGTCGTGTTATAGCTCGTAATAAAACCGCTAAATATAGGGTAAGTAACGCTGTTATAGGTAGCCGATATAGCTACTTTACGCATTGGATCTAGCAAGCCAAAATAAGGGCTGTTAGGGTTTTGTGGGTTAAAATCACCGTTTTGGTCTACTATTCTTAAAGTTAGCGTACCTGTTTGGAATTGGTCGGCTTGTGGATTACGGCCTCTGTTAGTTTGTATTGTATCTACTACGTTAGACACATCTACAATTACAGCCGCGCTATCACTTAGTATGTTTGTATCTAATATGCCCTCACCTAAGATCATAGCTTGGGCAAAACTAGGGCCAGTACTAAAGTTAATAATAGCGTTTATTACTGGCAGGGTCATAGCCCACCGGTGTAACGCAACGGGTCGCCCTTACGCTCTAAATCTAATATAGCTCTTTGCACGGCTAGGCTTATTGTGTCCTCACTACCTACTACACCTGCATTTACGTTTACTGTTATGTTATCTGCCATACGGAAACGGGCAGGGTCAAAGGTAGAGCCCGCGCCTATACCCGGTGTATCAAATATGCCCATAGCTCTTAATCTTGTTTGCTCATCACCTAGCGCATTAAGGGCGTTAGTACTTAAAGCATCTGTAAGCGTGTCTATCTGCTCTTTTAATAAAAAGTTAATACCCGTACCCGTGCTAGTAGCTAAACGCAAGTTAGTTAGTGTTGCTATTTCGTCTGCTATTTTACTTGTAGGTATAAGTGCTGACTCTGGGTTAAATGGGTTAGGTACTAACCTATCTCCAATAGGGCCAGGACCAGGGCCAGGACCAGGGCCAGGACCAGGGCCAGGACCAGGACCAGGGCCAGGCACTATAGGCGTTATTTTTAGGCCTGCCATTTTCATTAACAGCGCTAGAGCTTCGTTAAGGTTTTGTATATCTATAAGCGCTTTAGGCTTAAACTTATCTAAAATATCGTTTATATCTTGTAACTTAAACTCTTGGCCTTGCAGAGCGCCTAGTATCGCTAAATCTATATTAAGTTTTTTAGCAAGGCGCGTAGCAGCCTCTACATCTTTAGCAGCTATAGCATCCTCAAGCTCTGCCATAGTTTTTTTAATAGATAGGCGAGTTAGGTCATTGGCTAGCTGTAGTTTTTGCTGGTCTGTAGCGTTTGCGCCTAGTTTGTTTATTTCATCTTGCTTAGCTAGTAGTGCTGCCTGTACCTGTATTTTATCCAAGTCAAATACATCTGTACCCTTGCCAAGTGCTAAAGCGGCTTTGTCTAACTTAGCTTGTATTGCCTTTTCATCTGTTATCTTTTTTTCATTTTTTAATTTATTAGCCGCGTTATCTTTTTCTGCTTTGCCTAAAGCCTTTGCAGCCCTAAGCCTAGCTCTGCCGCGTTCTTGCTCTTTTAATGATTCTTTACCTGCTAGCCTGGCGCTTGCTTGATCCATTGTAGGCACAAGCTCGCCGGTAACTATAAAGCCTACGCCTCTAACTAATGCCTCAAAGATATTTAATAAACCCTGAGCAGCGCTGCTATCTTGTATGCGTTGAAATTGGCTAATAACTTTATCTGCAAAACTTACAGATCCTGCCGCTGTCTTGCCTAGCGCTTCTCCTAAATTAATTATTTTTACCTGTAAATCATCTATGCTTATGCTGGCATCATCAAGACCGCTTACTAAACCTTCTCCTAGTTTTTCTTTAGCCATATCTACAGCCTCGGATAACCTAGCCATCCTGCCTGCGTATGTGTCTACTGCGTTAGCGGCTGCACCCTTAAAATTATTGTTTAAAGTATTTAGTACCTCATCAAACTTTTTACCTTTTAACTCAGCTGTAGTAAAGCCTATGCGTAATTTTGCTAGCGCTGTAGTTTCGCCTTTGTACGCGCGTGCTAGCGCATTACTTACCGTCTGTAAATCTTTGCCTGTGCCTAAACTTACATCTAGCGCGGTCTGCAATAATGCTTGCGCTGTACTGGCATCACCTGTGGCCTGTGATAATGATACAAATGCATTAGTTAAATCGCCGCCTGCCTTGCCAGTAGCTAAGGCTAGTTTGTCTATAAATTGACCTATAAACGGTGATGCAAAACCTAGATTAACTGCGTTTAGTTGCGTTGCTAATAGTTTAGCTTCTTTTTGACTATCGCTAAATGCTTTTACGCTTTGCTTACCAAATCTAACTACAGCGCCTACGCTAAATGCCAAACCTAAACTTTTAGCTAAAGTTTTTACGCCTTTACTTAATTTTGTAGTGGCAGTTTCGGCTTCCTTGAACGCTTTTTTGCCTGTAAACTCAGAGGCTATATTTACTACTACTTGCGGATCTATAGCCATTATTTTACCGCTTTCATAGACCTATCAAATATCTGTTTTGTAACCTCTAGCGCCTTTAACACAGCTGCATTAGTTTTGCCGCCATCCTCAGCCCAAGCTCTGTAAATAGCACGGCCTCTCATTTTGCGCGACCTACGCCCTGCTCCTGTTTGATTATTAGCATCTACTATTGAACCTGTGCCATTTAGAGCATCTATAAATTGTTTACCAGCATTAGGGTTTAGGCTCTTTGAGTATTGCTTACCAGTTGCAGTAGTTTTATCATAAACGCCATTTACATAGCGATCTACTAAAGGCCCTTGCGGTCTGCCAGATGGGTTTAGCCGCCCGCTAGTTTCATAGATAGCACCGGCAGCGCTAGCATTAACTATACGCGCTAGCGCTCTAAATCCGTTTCTATTGGGCTTGCTTGGCGCTGTTCTAAAACCTATACCGCGCCTCGCTTCGCCTGCATCAAATCTTGGAAATGCCCTGTAATTTATTGTTTCTGCGCTAGATACTGGGTTAGACCAATTGCTTAGCTCTGGTATAGCGGCAGGTATAAAGCCCTTAGCTTTGTTAGTAACAGGCTTTAACAGGTCTGATAGCTCTTTTTGTATTGCCTTGCCTAAATCCGGGGCATACTTGCGTAGAGCTTTGCGGGCTTCAACGGCGCCTCTTACCTCGGTTGGCATCCTGCATCTCCTTAGCCCTATCGGTTAAAACCTTTAGGATATTACTAAACATTACATCATCTAGATCTAGCAAGTACTGGGGCGCTATGCCTGTTTCTACCGCAATTTGTGCGATTAGATAGCCAAAACTACCGCGCCCCACTACTCCAAAGGGTTATCGTCTGTAACCTCAACTTTAGCTAAGGTTTCTAGAAAATCTGCCCCAAATGGTTTTACTACTTCGCCGCTTGCGCGTAAGCACTCCCAGGCTAGCCAGTAAACATCACTTTGTTTCTCATCATCTCTAAAGGCTTTGTGAAAACCTTTTTTAGCATACTGCTCAAAGGCATACTCAATACGGGGCGTAATCTTATGCTCGGTTACGCTGCCGTCTGCCCTTGTTATTTTAAGCTGTGCCATTGTTGCCCCTTTGTTTTAGTTATGGTGTGGTGTCTACTACGATAGGTGAGTTACAAGTAAATGTAATGCTTTGTGTAGAAATATCGCCAACAGCGCCGTTAATGTCTGTAGTGTTATTAACTAATACTGTGGTTTGATATTCTGGGTTAGTTGCAGATATTACCGCGCTGGTCTGCTTAAGCGTAAGCGGAACAGTAGTACCCCACGCAGCTTGCAAGGTTGCAAGTACGTTTGCTGATGCCGTATCGTTTAGAAAATCAAGCGTGATAGTGCTGGCCTCTAAACCTTTTACAAACTTATGTGCGGTATCGCCCATAGCTGTAACTTCAAGCTCATCAAAACTACGGTTAATAGTTGCGCTAGTAACGTGGTCTGATAGGGCTACGCTGTTAAGCGTTACTACTACGCCGTTGCTTAAAAAAATTGCCATTAGTTATGCCTCGTTTTCTGTTGTCGGTGTTTCTGTGTCTTTTACTGCTTTTTGCTTTGTTTCTTTA